TGAAATAGAGCGCTATAAGAATGCCTATGGCCAGCTAACTTTATTTCAGCCAAAGGGGATGGATATGTGTGCCAAGTGGGTCTGTTATCACTTAGCTTATTTGAGTTCTGGCAAGTTCAATGTGCCAGAGCTGGTGAGTGCAGTTCCTTCCTGTGCGATTTTAATTTCACTCTATCGTTCATTTATTTTGGATATTTGAGGCCCTTGATTATTGTATTTGCTACCTAGATGACACAGGTGTTTCCTGTCACTCTCTTAACAAGTAGTGCACTCTCATATTCTGAGACACTCCTGCTTGATGTGAATTCAGTTTTCATTATCCTCTGTTTCCACCAGATTTGTAAAGCTATCGGACATGCGTGTGCGTAATGTTACATTGACGGCTCACTCGATGCACGTCGATATTTTCGACCTCTCTCTTGTGTTGATTTTATGACGGTTAAGTAGAATGCCAATGTTACACAGGTCAAAAAGGGAATTTTGTAACTTTCGGAGTTACTTTAGTGGTGGCCACCCTGTAATCACATATCCTGAACCGGCGGCGTCTCTCCCAAATCACAAAACTCATGAATACTCTTCAATCAAATGCAATTTCAAACAATGGTTTTACTTGCTCTGGCGGAATTTTCTTAACTAGAAATATTATTTGTACTCATAAGCGTGCTTTTAGTAGTATTAGTAGTAGTTCTTGTAATTATTGCAACTTTCTGTTTAGGTTATTTACTTTTTACAAGAAGAATAAGTGTATGTTAAATAGGTCTAATATAGTTAAGTTGTGTGATTTAAGTTTTGACGAGTTATTTAATAAGTCTTGTTTTGTTTTTAATTTGCCAAAGGTTTCGTGTGGTTATATAGATAATGCAGCGCGTGTTATTAATAATAAGTTTAGCAGTCAATATGATTGCTCTGTTTCTGTTCACCCTGGGTCTAATCCTGAAGTTACCAGTCATTCTGATTGTTGGAGTGTTTGTAATAATGCTCAACATCTTTTTGAGTGTGTTAGCTTTAGTGATCAAACCCGAGGAGAATGGTTCCCAGTTCTTGGAAAGAGTAACAACTGGCACACCACTTGCTCGGGTTGCGGTGCCTCGTGCGCCTTTGCCACGCCCCGTGAGGGTGTGATATTGATTATCTTTCTCTTAAATTTGAAACTGAGATATAATGGAGAGAGATATTTCGTGGCTTTAAATTGTACTGAGCAGTGGGTGCATTGTAGCAAGGAAGTTGCTTTGCTCGTTATGCATGTTGGCGGATCCTTTATTGATATGAAAGGGATTGAAGTTAAGAACGTGAATCCACAATCTGTTGCAGTTTATTCTAATGTCTTCTTGGGCCAATGCTCCATGAGACAAATTTTTTATGGTGGAAATTACGTCACTCGGTTCGCCAAGGATGACGATGTGCTTCAAACACATGGGGAATGCGCTCATTCCTTTTATCTGACAAGTTGTCATGGTTTGCAGCTGAAACTGACAAGTGAAATGACGAGGTATATGCTCATGCTAATGCCAAGTTGTGGCTATTTGACTGGTTTGGTGAGTGAGCCAGAAGCGGCAAGGGACCCTAAGGCATGCGGCCTTTTAGCGGTTGGTGGTTTGGCTGGAGTTAATCTGAGATGTAATTCTGAGTTTCAAGAACTCCATGAGGAATTTTATAAGGGACCCTTTAGAGAGCCAGAAGAGGAGCTAATCGTTATAAATGCGGAAGCTCAAGCTAAGCGTTCTAGTGGTTATGATCCTAATGATGATGAATACAATCAGACTCTTCAAGATCAACAAGAAGATGATGAGGAAGATATGGATGATGAATTACAAGATCATGAAGAGATCTCGACAGATTGGGATGCAGTTCTTAAGGATTTCTTGGAGTCAGATAACAACATGATGGATGTAGAAGATGAAGTCCACTCTCGAGTTGCCACTCGTGGATTAGGGATGGGCTTAACAAAAAGGCTTGGAGGCCTAGTTAAGGGTATAACAAACTGTGTTAAGAAATTACATGCTGTCTGGGATTACCCTCTTGATAAGGCTCTTGATATTGCCGATCAGTTTGGCAATTGGATGGATGACAATAAAAAACATACTTCTGAGGATGTTTATATGTGTGCTTCCTGTCCAGCACTTGAGGCTAATTATCGTGTGGCTTTTGAAGAACAAAAGAAAGTTAATGACATGTTGATGGCATCAGTCAAGAAATTGTCCGAGACGCTAGATTCCTATGCGCGACAATGCAAAGATAACTTTGTGAAGATTGAGGAAAGGTTTAATTCTCCTGCTGACAGGAGCAATTTTGAGTTAATGAACAAAAAGATCTCCATGTTGGCAGATATGGTCAAGGAGGATGTTGCCAAGTTGCAAGATGAAAAAGCGGAAGATATCAGGAGACTTGATAGTTTGATCGTTGAGTTGATGAATGATATACATGCGTCAAAGAGCAAGATGGAGGAGAAACCATCTAAAGCCAAACCTACCCCATCTGTTGGTGAGCAAATGCCAATTCCCAGGATGAAGATTGGGCGACCTTCTAACCCAATAAGCTTACCCCAGCCTATAAGGAAGTTCGGGATCAGTGCAACAAAGCAGTCTGGTGATACTACTTTCATTAGTGATACCACGCAAGAACAAGTGGTTCCAGGCAGTGTGGTGGTTACAGGAGGTCGAAGTGAAGAGCATAATGTGATTCTTTCAAAGATTTACCTTGGTGCGACTACCTGGTCGGTTTCAGATGGTGAGGGAAGAGTCATAAAGGATGTTGTTTTGCCAGATGCCATATGGGATGCAAATGATAGGTTGCGAGGGATTGTTTCTTGCTTTCAATATTATACTTGTGATGGTTTGAGATTCCATGTGACAACCACGAGTGTGGGCATGCAGGGTGGCACCCTTATGCTGTCGTGGGATGCTATGAGTTGTGCTACGAAGCAAAAAATAGATTCTGTGTTGCAATTGAGTAACTTACCCTCTGCATATATAGGTGCTTCAGACTCAGTGAATCAAGTTTTCGAGGTTTCTTCACCATCCATTCAGCACATCATGTGTACTTCTGGTAGTGAGGGTTCCATTGGTGGTTTAGGCACCCTAAAAATTTCTGTTGCGAATGTTCTCAATGCCTCAACTGATACAAGTCAAAAGGTGCAAGTTAACATGTGGGTGAGCTTTATTAATCCAAAGCTATCTTTTGTCACAGTCCCTCATATACCCTTAGTCTCGCAGTCAAGTGCAACTTTGAGCAATCTTGCTGGGATCGAAAGTTTCGAATCTATTGTTGCCGCGGATAAGTGGAGTACAACATCTCCAACAAATTTATTGGAATTGACAGTGCATCCAACTGCATGTCATGTGAAAGACGGCCTGGTGACGCAGACTTCTTTGAGTGTTGTGAGTAGCCTTTTCAATAGATGGAGAGGTTCTATCAAGTATAGAATCATTTTTGGTGCATCAATGTTTGTCAAAGGAAAAATGGCTGTCAGTGCGGTCCCAGTGGTTTTCAGAAACAGGAAAATGAGTGTTGAAGAAATTTGTGCTTTTCCTTGTTTGATCTGTGATTTAAGCTCACAAAATCGAGAGTTTACGTTTGAGGTTCCTTATGTTTCCATTGGTACTGATAGCTATGTGGTTAGGGATGCTTTGTACGACACTTCATCCTATAGTGCAAAATTCGTGGTCTCTCGGTTGCATTTTGTGGTTTTGGACCCACTTGTTATGAACGCTAATGCTAGTAATTCTGTGAGTTTTATCGTTACGCAAAGTCCAGGAAAAGACTTTCAACTGTCGCAATTATCTGGAGTCAAAGCTGAATTCGTTGATAGGAGGTTGAAACCTCAAGGTTTTGGACGTACTTTGACATGTAATGGCTTGATGGGCGGCGGTTTCAATGATTGGTGTGAAATACCTTCAGTTTTGTGGAAGTTTACTCTTGACGCTGGATTGAAGAATGCCTTGCATCTTATGGTCGCACCTTCTTATAGGAGTATGCCTCCATGCACCACATCTTTAAGTTGGTTAGCCCAGCTCTTTGTTGAGTGGTCTGGCTCTCTTGTTTATACTCTAAGGGCACATTCTCAAGCCAAGCAAATCACAAGCTTCGTGCGCATCTGGTATGATTCCAATGGGTCAACTCAGTCCGAGAATGAATCTGAGTTTCTTTCAAATGTTGATCCACCAGCAGGGGTTAAGGTGCATTATTGGCGCCCTGGAGAGCAAGATAAGATAGTCATCACTGTTCCTTTCTGCGCGAGAACGCCTAAGCTCCTTTTGCCTAAAAGCAGATATGAGCCAACCGTGGATGATTGGTTTCAGTTTTACAATGGAAGTCTGGTCATAGACTTGGAAGGAAAAAAAGAAGTTGATATTGAGATGAGTATCTCTGCTGGTCCAAATTTTGAAATGTATGAGCAGACTGTTGCCCCCAAGTGTGGAAACGTCACTACAAGCTTCACTTTTCTTTCCTATCAGAAGCACCTACAGGATATCACGCGTTTTCCTATGAATGTTGGGAGGCTTGGGGGACCTGTGAACAAAGCGCAAGTTACGCCCAACCCTTTCACGCCTAAGGAACCTGTTGCCTCTCCAAGTGGAAAAAGAAAAATGGCGGGTCCAAAGGATGGTGATCGTGCTTTTGATCAGGATTCTGGAAAACCCATTATTTTTGTGGATGGGAACTGGGAATTTGAGGAGGAAGTTACTGCTCAGGCTGGCTGTTTTGGGCTTGGTGCTGTTGGCGAGACTGTTAAAGAGTTCAAAGAAAGAGGTACTTGTGGGAAAATAGCTGATATCGTGGATAAGGGACATGGAAGCTTATTCTCCCAAGATGGTGGTATGAAGAAGTTGATGGATGCTACAGATCTTATTGTCCCCATTTTGGAGAGTGCCCAAAGGTTGACTGGTAGCATTGAGGAGAAGATGTCCTACTTTGATGGGTTTCGTGAGAAGATTCTGGGCATTGTCAAATCCTTTCTCGGAGAAAGCATACCAGGTTTGATTACAAGTGCCATTAAAAATGAAAATTATGTGTGGGCGACCCTGTTGACTTTACTTGGTGGGACCAGTTTGCTGTGGTTTTGTAAGTCAAAGAAGAGTTATATCAAGAAATTGTCCATCTTTTGTATGATTGTGTGGGGCCCATTCCTAGCACACTCCGTGTGGAAATTTGGTTCTTGGATCAAGAAAAATGCGTTTGGAATGATGAAAAAGAAATTTATGAATGAGACGTGCCAGAAACACTCTATGGCAGGCATGTTTGAAGGCGTTAAGGAAACTTTTGGTAATTTTACTGATTGGTTCTCTAGCAACTGGATTGTTGCAATCCAGGGTCTTCTCTCATTACTCGGTGTAGTAGCGTCTCTCATTATTTGGGGAAGTATTCCAGATGACAAAGAGCTCAACTCTTTTTCCGCCAAATTCAAAGCGGCTGGGGATAAGGGTCGATCATTCACAAACATTTTCTCTGGGTTTTCAAACATCAATAAAACAAGTTCAGAGTGGTCCCAAAAGTTCGTTAGTTGGATTATGTCCATTTCAGGGACATCCCTTCCAAAAGCCGACTCTGCCCTACAGAAGATTCTTGATTTCAACATTAAAGAGTGGGTTGAGGAAGTACGCCAGATGGCTTTGCAAGAGAATCGGTTCAAAGGTTTTGGCGCTGATGAACACTTGATCAAAGTGAGGAGATTGTATGATAGAAGTATGAAGATTCAGACTGCCATAATGGATGGGTGTAAAATTGACATCCAGTTGGGACACATTATCAAGGAGTGCAAGGACAAGTGTAATGAGCTTATGAATGAGAGTTACAGTTTCAAGGGGATGAAGAAGCCCAGAATTGATCCACTCCATGTTTGCATGATTGGAAAGCCAGGTGTTGGGAAATCTACCATCACTCATGTCATGATCAACAATCTGCTTGATCACAGAGGGGAGCCTGATGTTGATAGGATATACACCAGGTGTTGTGCCGATTCTTACTGGAGCAATTACCATCAGGAACCAGTTGTGTTGTATGATGATCTCGGTGCTGTTAAATCAAATTTGAAGCTATCAGATTATGCAGAGATCATGGGGATCAAGACAAACGATCCATTTTCGGTGCCTATGGCTGGTGTGGAGGACAAAGGAAAACATTGCACTAGTAGATATGTTTTCTCGTGCACCAATGTTTTGGAGCTTGATGACACTGGTGACGTAGTTACGAAATTGGCATATTACAGACGTCGCAATGTGTTGGTTGAGGTTGATAGAAATTTTGATATACCAAGAGACGAGAGCGACCCAACAAAAGGTCTGGTATTTACGGTGCTTGGTTACAATGTCACTGGTGTCAATAATGATCGAGTGAATTTTGGCGTGAAGGATGTGTGGGATGAATCTTTCTTGAGAGATGTGAATACTGATAATTGGCGATTTGAGAGAGTGAGTTATAAGACTTTTTTGAGGTTTTTGTGCACTTACACTGATGCCTACATGAGCAGTCAAGAAAAACTACTCTCTGGAATCAAGAATTTTAAGTGTAATCCCTTTGAGGATGATGGAGTTGAAGCACAGAGTGGTGAGACAAGCGTTGAAAGCGTTGGAAGAGAAATTGTTAGTGTTTTCAAGAATTATGACACCATTACGCTCGGAGAGGCAATCGCCAAATTTGATGAGAGAATGGTAGTGCCAAATACATTTGCAAGTTTCTTTAAAGGAACTAGATTCATGGCCCCAGAGAAATGGCAATCTAGAAAAGTGGCTTCTTTTTCCACTCTTTTGGCAAATTTGTGTGGATGCAGCACTGGTAATCATTGCAACTTTGATCTTTATTTTAAACATTTGATTGAGGTTTGTAAAGCCAAGGGTGTGCATCAAAATTTCGTTTTGGGACAGTTGAGTTTGGTTCCTGAGGAGACAACTTTGGTGATAAAGAAGGCAGATTTCTTCTCGGATCTGAGAGATATAGATATTTTTGTTGCTTTGGCGTCCTATTACAGATTTTCTTTTAGGAGTGATTTGTGTTTCTTTCATTTTATTAGCAAACCTAGTAATAAGGCGGTGTCACATGTAGGAGCGCTAGATTTAGATTTTGATGAACGACTGCCATTGGAGTCACTAGATCATCCTAATGGAGATGCTTTTGTTTGGCCTAGTGTAAGATTAGTTTTTCCAACTCTCATTGATACTATAGGGTGTGTACCTTTGTGCGTAAATGGAAAGTTTGTTTTCTTAGTAGAAAAAGTAGACTCTAAGTTTGTGCCAGTACCCAGTTGTGCTAAGTGGAAGGATGTGTGGTCAAAAGGATTTGAACAAAATGTCAATCCTCTGTCCTTGTTACCACAGGCAGAGAGAGATATCATCAATTGCTCCTTAAAGAACATATGTGCTTTTGGGTCTTTTGACGAGCCGTCTCAGGAGGTGAAGGAAGCGATTGATCAGATCTCCAGACTTTACGGTGAAGGTGGTGTGCTATATACCTTTGTATTGCTTTTAGCACAGGAAAATGCTCGACGGACTGCCTTTTTCTCCAGGGAGAATGAATTCCAAACCAAGCGCAACGCTTTTCGAGCTAGTGAAACATTCAAGGAATACGAGAAGGCCATTGCTGGTAATTTGAGTACTAATGCCAAGATAGCTCTTGCAATTGGGGCTGGTATCACTGCTTCCGGGATTCTAATTGGTTTGGTGTTTGGATTAAAGAGTCTTTTCAATCTAATCAAAGGTGATGATGATGAGGAAGACAATGCTGAAAAGGAGGCTAGTGGTGCTCATGAGTCAGACATGTTTCAAACCAATTTTGTCAAAACTCAGCGGATGAAGCCCCAAATAAGGATCGTGAATCTAGAGCCTCAAACCTCTGGCGCACATGAGAGTGATCAGTTTCAGACGTCTTACATGAAGAAGCAAAGAGCGCAACCTAGAGTTCGATTGCAAGCTGAAAAGGGTTTGGGCACTAGTTATGGTGATTCAGACGATCTTGACAATTGCTTGTATGTGGAAAGGAGAAAGAGTTTCAGGAAAAGTGTTGCTCAGGCTGTGCGTCATAAGATTGGCAATTCCAAGAAGAAAGTGCCAGATGTTGTTGTTGGTATAGACAAGTGGCAGGATAAGGTGAAACAACTCGGAATCTTACCAGGTGAATCGGAGTCTAAGGGTCCATTGTCCAGTATTGCCAAAGGAAACATGGTGGCTGGGGAGAGTCAAGCAGCGGCTGGAGAGCTGTTAGTTGGAGATCCAGATTTTCTGAGAAATTCTGAAGTCCAGGACATGTTAAGTAAAATGATCTGTATTGACACTGATGAGTTCTCAGCCTTGATCCAGGATGGTACCCAAAATGTGGTTACCAAGCAAGCTCATGTGGGAGATTATGGCTTGACGCGAGACGTGAATATGGTCGAACTTTTGCAAACTCACGTGTCCAAGATGAGCTGTACTATTTTGCGAGTGAATGAGGACAAGTGTGTGAGCTATGGCGTTTTGAGACTCAAAGGAACAGTTGTCTTAGCTCCTGCACATTACTTTGAGGAATTTAGTGAAGAGGACAAATTGTATTTTGTGTGCCCAAACAAAGTGGTTCAGATTCCGTTTGTTCCAGCCAACGTGAGTCTAGTTTCAGATATCCAAGATCTAGTTGTTTGGAACTTGGGGAATACGGTTCCTCCTTCTGTTGATTTCACTTGCCATATTCCAACCACCGAAGATTGGAAACATTTCAGAAAGTGCTCTGGAGCCTTAAGCCTCACCAAATATAATCAGAAGATGGCTTTGCAAGTAATCCATGCCCTTGATACTATTGAGCTGACTAGTGCTGATGTTGAAGTGCCTACTGGCTCTTATGCCATGTATGGGTCGACGCATGCCGTGATAATGGGGCTGAGATATAGAGTTCATTGTATGCCAGGTTTTTGTGGTTCTGCCATTGTTCGTGCGGATACGCGTGCCATTCGGAAAGTAATTGGCATGCACGTTGCGGGGCACAAACAGAAAGGTGTTGGATATGCCGAGACTCTATCCTTGGAGCCTATTCTTGAGGCAATTAAGAGGGTGTGTCCCACTGTGGTTGAGAGAAGTCCTGTGAACAATGGAATTGAAAAATGCGAGAAACAGTGTGTAGTTCTCGAAGGAAAGGGCAACTTGGGTATACTTGGTAGAGTAGTCCAATCAGCTGTGCCAAATGTGCCTACCAAGACAACAATTGCAAAGAGCTTGATTCATGGTTTGATAGGTGAAGTCAGGACAGAGCCATCTATCCTATCTAAATGGGATAAGCGACTTGGAGATAAGAGAGGTGAGTGGGATCCTGTCATGGAAGCTGTTAAAAAGTATGGTGTTGCTACCGTGCCATTTCCACCTAATGAAATTCAAGAAGTTGAAACTCACTTGTGTGGAGTTTTCCAGAATTTTGAGAACAGTTTGAGGAAAAGAGAGGTGAATGATGTGGAAGTTGGAATTAATGGCATAGATAGGAGTGATTTTTGGTCACCAATTGAGATGAAAACCTCTGCTGGATATCCCTATGTCCTCAAGAAACCTCCAGGTGCAACTGGTAAGAAGTGGCTCTTCAATAGCGTGGGCTGTTATGAATCTGGTCGTGAGAAGTTTGAAATGAAAGAGGAACAATTCAAAACTAGTTTTGAAGCAATGAGAACTCAGATTCTAAATGGAGTGGTGCCCAACATCATGACGATGGAGTGTCCCAAAGATGAGAGAAGAAAGCTTGGGAAGATCTATGATAATCCAGCAACGCGAACGTTCACGATCCTTCCCCCTGAGATCAATATTCTTTTTAGAATGTTTTTCGGAGATTTTGCAGCGATGGTAATGACCACACGCTTTGACCATTTTAGTCAAGTTGGAATAAATGCTGAATCTATGGAGTGGTCAGAGATGATGAATGGATTGTTGGCCAAAGGGAAGCGAGGCTTTGCTGGTGACTACGCTAAGTTTGATGGAGTGGGCAGTGCTGAGATTTATCACAGTATAGTCAACATTGTAAATTCATGGTATGGTGATGGTGAAGTGAATGCCCGTGCAAGACACTGTTTGATTAGCTCCATTGTCCATCGAGATGGTTTGGCAGGGGATGTTTTGCTGAGATACTCACAAGGAATGCCCTCAGGCTTTTCCATGACAGTGATTTTTAACTCTTTTGTTAACTATTACTACATGGCTTTATCCTGGATCAATATCATTGCAAATTCCCCTTTGAGTCCTCAGGCTGATTTAGTCTCCTTTGACTATTACACCAAGATTGTGGTGTATGGTGATGATAATGTTGTTGCTGTTGGAGACGAGTTCCTTGATTTCTACAATTTGAGAACGGTGGCCAGCTACTTGAGTTCATATGGGATTACGTACACGGATGATGCTAAGAATCCCATACACTTGAGTGAGCCTCATGTAGACATCACGTCGGTTACTTTTCTAAAGCGAGCATTTAAGAGGGTGGATAACACTGGGTGTTTGTGGAAGGCGCCTCTGGATAGAACATCGATTGAGGAGAGATGCAATTGGATTCGTGAGTGTGAAGTTCCTCAAGAGGCTTTGTATCAAAATATTGAGTCAGCTCTCTTTGAAGCTTCAATCCATGGCAAAGATTATTTCATGGACCTTAAGAACCGCCTAGATTTTGCTCTTGATAGAGTGATGCTTCCAAAGACCAAGGAGAGTTTTAAGCAATGCCAAGCTAGGTGGTGGTCTGACATGACTGGAGCAATTTTGTCGCAACCTGCTTTAACATCTCTGGTCGAGCTCTCTAAGAAGAATCAGATAGATTTGAATCTTCAGGTTAAGGATCATCTTGTTGGTACTTCTATGTCGTTAGGAGATGCCTTGAGTAGGGCCAAGCATTCCCCTCTGGTTTTATTCGAGGTTTGAGTGTCGTTGTCTAGTTATAGGGTTAGACTTTGTCGAACAAGGGCTTTAACTAGCTTGAGGACCCCCACCTTCCAGGTGGCCCTGTCATTTACTCAGGGAACGCACCTTGCATGTGGTGAGTTACATGTGCCCAGCTCCGGTTAGTAAGGGCAGTGAGTAAACACTTCAAATCACGAACTTTCATTAGTTTGTTTCTAAAGCTTACGGATTGCTATTTTGGAATCCTCCAGATTCTGGACATTAAGTTGTTCGTGGCTGGCGGCGTTGGTGACGCGAAACTAACAACCCCCCCCTTTTAGAAATGGTTTTAGTATTTTTCCTTTTGTATAATCACAGGGTATGTGAATCTTGGTCAGATGGGGTCGACTACGGAAGTGTGTCCCACTTTCGTCACCCTTTGGGTGGAAAATTCTCTATGTGTTATAGTTTGTATTTAATAGTGTTTTCCCCTGGGGGGTAATATTATTGTTTTATTTCAATCTTATATGTAATTTGCGTTATGTCTAGGTTGTTTATAATGAGTGTGCAATTAACTCTATAGCACAACTAAGTTCTTTAAAATTTAGTGCTTACAGCTCTTGAATATTCGAGTGTTTGAGTTTATATACTGATGAATATCTTTGGATAGGAATAATCATCTCTATGATTTCATTTCATAGAGTGAGAAAATCCCGGACGCAAGGATTTGTAGTCTAATGTATAATCTCAAACTGGATTGAATCTGATGACGATGGTGGAACAAGTCCAACCGGTCAGAATCCAGCTCTAATAGAATAGAGGGACAACGTAAGATAAGTAGAGTGTC